GCGCTGGGATAAGTAAAACAATCGGATACCCCCCCCCGCGCTTCCTCGAAAGCCTTTTGAACCCACTTGCCGATCTCGCGTCCGTAAGGCGGATTGCAGAATACCGCGCCGCCGCGATCCCAGCTTTGCGAAAGCCCGTCCGTTTCCGGTGTGTAATACAAAGAGCATTTCGCCGTCTTGTCGGTCGCCGCCGGATCAAGCACGAAGCCGAATTCGGCGTTCAGCTTGTCGAAGAAGTCTTGCGGCGTACACCAGCACATATTTTTAGAGGATAGAAGCGCCGCGTTCATTCGTCCGCCACCTCGCTTTCCTCGACAACCTCGCCCGTGTCCGGATCAACGTTCAAGGAACATTGTTCCGGTTCTGTGAATGTGAAGCGGTCGCGGGCTTCGCGCTCCCTGCGTTCCTTTTCGGAAAGGGAAAATTCGCATTCCCGCGTTAAGTCCTGCAAGCTCTCCACGAACTGCTGATTGATAACGTCATACGGCATAATCACCGCTTGAAGCAGGAAGCCCGCCTTCGCGACGATGTAGGGCGTTCCCTCCGCCGTGCGGCGTTCGTAAAGCTCCAGTACGTCCAGCACGTCAGCAACGGGCGAAAGATAGCGGCTTTCGATGAATACCAGCCCGCGCGTTGTGCGGATCGGCTTCAAGGTTCGTCCGGAATAGATGATCGAAATTTCTTCCCGCTCGACGTGTCTTTCCGTTTCGTCTGTGTCCTCGAAGCTGATACCCGCCGGAACGCCCAGCGTTTTCACGAAGTAATTGTCGCGGTCTTTCTCCGGAACGTCGAAGATCGTTAAAAGGCTTTCTTTGTCAAGCTGGGGAAGCCCGACAACCGGATAAACCGCCGATCCGTCGCCGATGTACTGCGTTAATATGTCGCCGTCGTCGCTGTACCGCTCGAAGATCGCAATATTCTTGTTCTTCTTGCAGATAGCGGCGATACTTTTAATCTTCATCTTCGCCGCCCTCCGTTTCCTCTGCGTCCGCGTCGTGCCGTTCTACAATAGCCGGAAAGTCAATGCGCGGCGCGCGGATCGCCAGCGCGATTTGGCAACCGCAAATCGGGCAATCAACCGCCGAAAAGCGCGTCGGCGCTTTCGTCAGCATATCCGCCATAGAACGCGGTTCTTCCGCCGTGTAGATGTTTTCCCGCTCCGGTGTGAAGCGATAGCCGCAAACGCGGCATTCTGTCTTTTTCTTGCTGAACATAATTGAATAGCTCCTTTCGTGTGATTTAATATTTACCGTAGACGCGGACGGCGGTTTTCCCGCCATGCGTCGCCGCCGATACGATAGCCGAAGGCATAAAGGAAACGCGCAAGAAGTCCCGCGCGGCGCGCTTCGCAAGCCGCCATGTAATCAACTTCGCGTTCGGCTCTTCCGCCGCCGTGTCGTCGATCGGATATTCGCAAATAAGCACGGTGTTTCCGAACGGGCGGCGCGCCGGACGTTCCTTCATAAACTCTTTGTTTCCTTCCTTGCACTTGATAATTTCAAGCGCCTTCGGGAACTGCCAGCCGCTTTTGTTGTCCTTCATTGTGTGTCCCTCCCTTAATCTGTGTACGGGCTTTCAAGCGTCCAGCCGAAGCAATCCGTACTTTTCCATTCCGTTGTGAAGTGATTGCGCCGCCCGTCGCCCGTGAAGAAGCAGTATTCCGCCGGAAGCACCCGCCCGACGTTTTCTTCGCCGTCCCGCTCCGCGCGGTATCGTGTCAGCACGTCCGCCGCAAGAAGGGCGAATTCCTCTTTCACGGGATATTCGGGATCGTAGCCGCTGAACTGATAGGGCGCTTCGATAACCTCCAGCACCGTGTCGGGGAAGCGCGGATCGTCAACGCGGTTCAGAACGCACCATACAACCGCCGTTTGCTCCGTCGTAGAAGGAACGATCCCCGCTTCGCCGTAGATCAGCTTTGCAAGGGCTTCAACCTCCGCCGCGTTCGGCACATATTCCGCCACCGTCCCGCTCGAAGGAAGAAGAACAGCGGTCGGCTGGTGTACCTCTTCAAGCGTTCCGGCGGTCGTGTCCTTCGGCTTGTCCGCCGCACCGCTCCCGCTCCACGGCATAAGCGCCGCAAGAAGGGCGGCAACGGTCAGCAATGCAACCGTAAGGGCGACGCGACGGCGAAGCATTGCCCGCCGCCGTCGTTGTGCCTGTATCCGCCGGGGCTTGTGTGCGCTGGCTGTCTGCTCGACTATGTAACCGCAAGGCACTTCGCAAATAAACTTCCCGTCCGCGTCTTGCAGGACGGCAAGCGCTCCGCGCGCCCGATCCGCCGTCATTGTTCCACCTCCGCCGCCGGAAGGGAAAGCCACCATTCCGGATTGTTCCGGAAGGCGTTATTCGGGCAATTCTCCGCGTCGCAATTCTCCGCGTCGCACGAAGAACAAAAACGCTTGTGAAATTCATCGTCCCACGGCGCTTCAAGCACCGGAAGCGAACCCAGCAACGCGGCAAGTGTCGCCGCGTCTTTTGTGACGGCTTCAAAAACCGTTCCTTTCTTTTTACTCATGTTGAATAGCTCCTTTCGGCTAAATGAAATCAAATAGCGATAATTGCCGCGCTTCTTCCGCTTCTCGAACCTCTTGTTCATTTACAAGTCGTTCGATCTCCGAAAATGATCTTCCGCGCGAAAATCCTTTTGAATTTGTGTTTTCCACTCTGTCCAGCTTTTGAAGCTCTGCCCACAAATCCGGATAATCTCTTTTTGTTTTCGCAAGCTCTCTGATCGTTGCATTCGGGCAAAACCAGCACCCGCCGCGCCGCGAAAACTCATATACAGGGGAAAGAAGGTCGTATTTTTTACACAAATCAAACGCCATTTGTTCTGTGTACCCGTATCTTTCAAGAAGCGATATTTTATTTGTTCCGCGTAGGCGTTCCAGCCGCTTCGGTTCATCTATCGCAATCCCGACATATTGCGTATACGCTTTGCCCGCAAGATCAAGGCTTTTATAGTATCGGTGTATCGGTTTTAATTTCAAATCGCGGTTTGCGTCACACATTCCCGCAATTACCCAGCCTTTGTATTTTCCGATCGCTGTTTCATCTTTTGATTTTTCAAGAACTCGAAAAAAGCAATCAAGATAATCTTTTTCGGCGTGTAGTATTTCAACCGTGTATCCCCAGCTTTCAAAAAGCGGTTTCGCCTTGTTTTTTATGAAGTCTATATGTTCCGGTCGCTCTCCGCTGATCCCGCGTTTTCGATCGAACATAACTTCCGAAAAAACTATTGTTGAAGGCGGTAGCCCGTGAATGTGATCCAATATCACCCCCGCTGTGCTGTCTTTTCCGCCGCTCCAAGAATGAAAGTACCGCATTACCCCAGCCCCAGCGACGAACTAAAAAGCGTCTTGCCTTGCTGGAACTTTCCGAAGTTTCCTTTTTCAAGCATTCCTGTATTTGCGAACTCTTCCGCCGTGTAAATATCCGCAATATGTAAAGTCATGCTTCCGGCGGCGCGGGGATACGCCTTCAAAAACGTTTGGATTGCCGACGCTTTACCCGTCGCAATAACCTTCACCCAGCCGCCGTTGAACGCATGATTTCCGCTGATCCCGAACGTAAAGTAATAAGTTTTAGGGAAATTATCTTCGTTCATGTTGAATAGCTCCTTTCTGCGCGTTATCGGTCAGCCCCGCGCCTGTTTCCTCTGCGTCGGAAATTCTCTTGCACCGTCGCTTGTGCAAGATCGGCGCTGTACTTCGGGCGGGCGTAGCCGTCAAACTCTCCCGTATAGCCGCGCTTCAACTCTTCGTAGATAGCGGCGGCGCTCCTTTTCAGACGGGCGGCAATGTCAACAACGCGTTCACCCTCTGCATACATTCTTTCGATCTCGCGGCGCTGTTCCAGCGTCAAATAACTGTATCCGTTCAATGTTTTAACCTCCTTCCGCCTGCCTTCGGATAAAAAAATAATGCAGGAAAAACCGTAACGGTTTCTTCTGCATTTAATGATACTCTCAACAAACAGGTGCGGAAAAGAAATTTTTTCTTTACCTTTCCGCACGATGTTGATATAATAAAGTATTAGTAATGTTATCATGGGATGAAAGTTCCATTTATCATGCAGAGAGGAAGGTGACCGCCGTGCGGTTCAGCAAGTGGCATATCGCGCCGGAAAAGCCGGAGGCGCAGGCATGTCTGCGCGCGGCCGGCTATCCCTATCTGGTGGCCGCCGTGCTCTCCGCCCGCGGCATCGAAACGCCGGAGCAGGCCGCCGCCTTTCTGGAGCGTGAGGACAAGCTGACCATCAGTCCCTTCCTGATGCGGGACATGGACAAGGCCGCGGCGCGTGTGCAGCAGGCGATCGCGAATGGCGAGAGGATCGCCGTGTTCGGCGACTATGATGTGGACGGCATTACCGCCACCTGTATTCTGGTAGACTATCTCAAGAGCCGGGGCGCCGACGTGGTGCACTACATTCCCCGGCGCATCGAGGACGGCTACGGTCTCAGCCGTGACGCCATCAAGGGCCTTTTCGACCAGGGCGTGCGCCTGCTGGTAACGGTGGACTGCGGCATCACCGGTGTGGAGGAGGTGGACTACGCCAACTCACTGGGGCTGGACGTGGTCATCACCGACCACCACGAGTGCCGGGAGGTCCTGCCCCGGGCCGTGGCTGTGGTGGACCCCCACCCGGCGCGC